TCAGGTAAATATTCTGCATTTAATTTAGATAATAATTTAAATTCTTGCCCTTGTGAGTAGTGCAATCTTTTGTGTATGGCACTGAATGACTTGCTACCTTGTTCAATTAACGCAACAGTAGACCCAACGGGAGCATTTGGATTTACATCGCCTACATTTAGATCGGCTGTACTAGCAAACCTTCTTCCTGCATCTGTTATGGCAGTCATCAAGTTGAACAAGGTATTGGATGGCTCTTTAAATGGTAAGGGCATAATAGCCTTGTTTACATCATCTACTGTAGCATCTAGATCAGCAAACTCTCCTGGGTTGATCTGTAACTCACCTCCAGTAACTCTGCCTTTTAATTTAAAACCACCTTGCATATTAGCGAAAGCAGCACTATCCAATAAAGCTCTTAGTGCTCCAGTTGCCGCCTTTCCTAATCCACCTATCATATGGAAAAGTCCAAAGCCATAGAAGCCAGTTCCTGGTAAAAACTTGTAGCTTACAAACCAATCACGCCTTTTTTGTTGTTCATCTTCTTCATTCCAATTACGTCTTACACTTACTATAGCTTCTGAATCATAATCAATTGTAACTACATAAGGTAATGAAACTAGGTTTTCTTCATCCTCATTACCACCATCTATGCCATCAAATGTTTGGTAACTGTGCACCTCAAGTAATGTCATCATCTCGTCACTACTATCGCCATAAGGATCAACGCCTTCTATCTCGCTTCCTATATCTCCACTTGGGTCTATGTCATCCCCATTATATTTACTTGGTAAGTAAAACCCAGCCTTAACATATTTATTAAAATCGTTTTTAGGCATACGAATTATGTGTGTGTATCTATTAGATGTGTATAAGTCTTTACTCTCTGGTGAAACTACAAAGTCCTCTGCTTTCACGAATTGAGAACACTGCCTATCTAAGTTAGCATCCCACCAAACTTTTTTGAATGTATGTCCAACTAGTGGTAGCTGAAATAACATCTGATCTAAATCTGGAAAGTATTCTGGCATCTCTTGTGTAATCTGATAATTCATAAAATCTTTTACACGCCTAGCTTGTTCTTCTACTTCTTCACTAGGATCACCAACTATAACTGTCTTTACTGGCCCGCCACTTGGGTATAATTCTGCAATCGCCTTTGCATTAAATTGTGTTGCTGCTTCTGCAATCATAGGATGGACTACATTACTTAGTCCTCTAGTTGCCCTTTGGTTTTCTTCTTCTTCTTGACCACCATGTGTGTCAACTGTTTCTAGTCCTTGCTTATATCTGTATTCCCAATCTGATCTAGCTTCTTTATCTGCTTCATAACTTGTGATAAGATCACTAGCTATCTTAACTAATTCTTTTGCATCTATTTGTTCAGCTAGGTTTTCATCAAAGTCGCTTTGCGTTTCTTCTACAACGTCTAATGAAGGATCGCCAACTAAGACTTCGTTGTTACCTATATCTTCTATTTCAAAGGTATCTGAAGGCATTGCGTCTGCAAATGGAATTACTTGTGGTTCTCTAGCCATATATAGTCATCCTTCTTTCTTCCATTTGATCATCATCGTCATAATCAGTAGAATGTGTGATAAACCAACCTTTTCTTAATCTTAGCCAAGCCTGTGTACAAGTGTCAACTATATCATCATTATCTCCCATTGGAAAGGCTGAACATATGTCAATTAAATTTTTTGCCCATTTTTTTCCTTGTGGATAAAATATTCTGCCATCTTCTAGTAATGCAGAACTACTGTGTGCCCTAGCAATCTTGTCTCTATCTGGTGAATAAGCTAACACTGGAATCCCACCCATGCGTAAGTCTTGTAGTAAACTTTGACCACTAGCTTTCTTCTCTATCAAAACAGTGTCTGGCTGCCAGTCATCATATGCTTCTTGTGCAAGTTTCCTTAATTCTGGATACGTTACTCTGTCATACCACATCTCAACTACTATAGCATTGACTTGACCATTCATCTTGAAAATACCCCAAGTAGTTCTTGCACTGTAACTGCTAGTCTCTTTTGTACTAAACGCTGTATCATAACTCTGCACTAAGTATTCTATCTCTGGCAGATCGTCTTTCTCCCAGGGAACCCACCACTCTGCTTTTAATATTCCACCGCCTTTGGGCATAGGTCTCTGTTGCAACTGACCTGCACTTGCGTATGAACCCAAACTTTTTTCCAAAGTATGTAAAGTTTTTTCATCAATCCTCTTCTCCCACAACAACTCCCCTTCTTTTGTTCTAGGGTCTGTAAAGCCAAGTGATGACTTCGTTGGTGTTGGATGTCCGATTTCATATCTTGCAGGTAAACACAGATGATCCCAAGCATTGTACTCATTCGCTAATATATGTCCAGTAAGGTCGTTCTCATGTACCCTCTGCATAATTATAATAAAGGCACCAGTTTTAGGATCATTCAATCTAGTCTGCATGGCTTGATCCCACCACTCAAGAACACCTTCTCTAACTGTAGATGATTCAGCTTCTCTTACGTTATGTGGATCATCTATAACTATTATGTCTCCACCTTCACCAGTTAGTGCACCATCTACTGACGTTGCAATCCTCTGACCAGTTTTATCATTCTCAAATCTTTGCTTTTGGTTTTGGTCAGTGGTTAGTGAAAATGTATCTCCAAAATATCTTTTATACCATCTACTGTCAATCAATCTTCTACACTTAACACTATCTCGAATAGATAATGATCCTGCATAACTAGCAAACAAGAAGCGTTTAGATGGTTGTATTGTCCAAGTCCAAGCTGGTAGAGCTACTGCTACGCTTATAGACTTCATATGTCTTGGTGGTATATTTATTATTAGCCTTTTGATATCACCTTCTACTACTGCTTGTAGATGTTCTGATACTGCGTCTAAGTGCCAGTTATCGTAAAACTCTCTGCCTGGCTCAATCGCTTGCCACGATCTCTTTGTGAACACCTTCAATGATCTCCTCATCTTCTCCTGAGAAGCTCTGCGTTGAAGCTCGTCTAAGGGTTCGTTCAAGGTTGTCAAGTTCCTCATCTGATATCCTAGTTAAGTCTATTACTTGTTTATGCTCTACTATAGTTTCTTTCTCTATCTTATCTTGCCAACCCGCTCTGTTTTTCAGATAAAATATCATTGCAGTGTTATCGCCTTCTAGTGCCTTTTCAAATAACTTATTAGTTACTTGTTGTATGCCTTTACCCTTACCTCTTTTTATAGCATTTGAAAACTCTATAAATTCGTTTTGCTTATCATACAATGTAGATGTAGCCATACCCATAACTGCTGCTATCTGTTCTTGTGTAAGTCCTTGAGATGCATAGGCTTCTGCTCTTGCACACATCTCTTTTGTAACTACAAGTTTTGGTCTACCAACCCTTTTTCTAGGTTTCTTTTTGGTTGTCATTTAAATAACCCTTATATTCATATAATTCTAAGTAATCTTTAAAGCTCATTCTATTTAGAAATAATGGTATCTCATCTCCTTCACCTACCCAACTATCTTCTTCAAAAAACATAAAATAGTCTATTGCATCTTCATTCGTCATACCTTGTTTAATTAAAATTTCTATACATTTATTTTTATCATAAATGGCAAGTCTTGGTAAACTAGGTCTATCTGCAAATCCTATAAACGCATCTTCAAAATCTCCTTCAGCTAGTAACATTATTTTTTTCTCTCTTATCGTGATAAACAATTACTAACGCTTCACATTTAGGACAAGATAAATTAGTAACTATTGAGTGCTCATCATCATCTTCTATAGGTATATCGTGATCACCACCCCAAATTAATTCTGTGTTACACGCCCAGCAATTCATAACCCCATCTCAAATTGTTCATCTTCATTAATGTTTGTATCTACATTTTTTTCAAACCCAACTTTCTCGTTAGCTCTTAACCTAGTGTAGAGTTTAAAGTCTTGTTCTTTCAAACATAGCATAGCATCTTCATACTTTTGATCTAGTATTTTTTGTGTTTCTTCATCTATGTCAGACGTAATATCCATCTTTTGAACTTTCTACTTCTTCTTCATAAACTTTTTTAACATTGTTAAAATTGAAATACACTTGACCTATGTGCCCATACACACCTTGTTCTCTGATCTTTCTTGTAATGATTTGTGTAGAGTTATCTTCAAAGTCTCTATGTACTACTAGAGCTACGTCACTCATGTTTGCCCAATGTGCTGACCCACTAACTTGATATAGATCAGGTGGTGGTATTACTCCACTGTCATTCCGCTGCAGCTTGTGTGGGTGAGCTACCATCCAAACAACCATTTGGTGGTTTCTTGCAAACTGCTGACACTTAGCAATTATATCTCTTATGTGCTCATCTTCTCTTTTTGCATAGTCACGATC